CCGCCGCTACTACCGCCGCTACTGCCGCCTCCACCGCCCATAAGACCGCTAATCAATGGTCCGCCTAATGAGCCTAATAAACTACTGAACATAATAATCTCCTAACTAATTGACGCCACTGAGTAATAAAGCGCTTGCAACCATTGCGTTCTGTCTTCAAACGCATTAGGGTTGGGTGCTCCGTTTCTTGAAAACGAATCCTCTTGCAATAGAGAACCCGCCCATAATCTCCAATTATCTTCATCTGCTGACAATGGAATATTGTCTTCTGGGAAATCCACGACCATTGAACCAATCAAGGTATTGAATGACATATCTTTCGTTGGGATTATCATGGTCTTGTATCCCCCATTCTCGGAACCAATAAACATTTCCCCATCTGGTAAAATCCGCCAATGACGTTGCTATCAAATTCAAAGGTCATTAATCGACGCTGCTCTCTTAAGTCTATTTTCAGCTTAAAGTTTGTCGAAAGCGGGTCGTTATTAAATATATAGCCTTGAGAAGATTCCACCGGAGAATTCGCATACTCTCTGCCTTTAACGATTAACGTTAAATCTCCCGTTTGAACAAAATCCGGCTCGAATTTATATATGTTGACGATTTTATCGGTAGCACTATTTTGACCGCCAGGGCCTATTGCAACCCATGACATAACGCTCGTTTCAAAGTTAGATTGAATAGCCGTATGAACATCGTCAACGACTTGGTCGACACCAGCCTCATGTCTCCAAATTCTATAATTACCGCCATCAGCGACATTGTCTGCCCAAATGGGTTTAGTAAACGTTTGATTAAAATATCCGCAGCTACGATTGCTCAGAGTGTCATACCAGCATTTTTCCCTAACATTGTAAATAACGGCTTTGTCGCACTCTGTATTATTCCCAGAAGGGTAATGCCACCATATTTCACCATATTGCGTATATTTTGTTGCCCAAACTTTTTCACGCTGTGCATAATTTAAATTGTTAAAGAAATACTGAAGCGACATTGCGTTTGGAAGCTCTTGAACAATACCGTTATAGGCAAGGAATCTATCGACACCCGCCCAGTAATAAATACCATCGTATTCAATAATTCCATTGCTTGATAAAAGAGAGCTTTCGGATGTAACTGTATCGAAACGAAATTCAACAGCGGCGGGAGTCCCCACTTCTGTAACTCGAATTAAGCTGTCTAAGCTCCATAAAAGACCAGCAGGAGAAGAGTTTCCGCCACGAGTAGGGAGCCCCGCTAATATCTTTGAGCCCGTAACTCTTGCAGAGCTCAGAACAGATGTTGGGCTGCTAGCATTCGTCCAGCCTACATTTCCGTTATTACCGAAGAAGAATAAATATGGATGCAACACAACAAATCCACCACTGGTGTATATACCGGTCTCCACCAGTGGAGTATTGGCAGATATATCCCCGTAAAATATAGGAGACTCAACCGCTTGGTCTATGGCGTACAAGTTCTGATTAGCCATAGCAAGCAGAATTCCTGAGTTGTCAACTGTGGAATACATGGTGTCAAACTTCCACTGATTATAAGGATTCGGCGTCAATGAGGCTGGCGTTCTATCTACAGCAGGGCCTACAGCTAATCCTGTTGCATTATCCGCTGGAAAATATTTAAGGCTTTGGAAATCGCCAATGTAAATATTAAACAAAGGTGCTTGAGGAATAACAAATACTCCACGTGGAACATTAGCTGGCCAGTTAAACATCTTGTTGTAACCGCCGATTTTCTGAGGTTTTCCGCGATACCATCTACACCATTTACTACTGATGTAGTTTGGTGAATCAAAACTAGTCCCGTCCCGTTGTACGCCGGGCTGTGATATCACAGGAAAAATGTTATCGGGTGTAGCCATTAGTCAGACTGCCTCGCGCTTGACCTGTCAACGATACGCAAATCGTCTTGGGTATTAATAAGTTGTATTCCTTCGTCTGTTGCGGCTTTGAAAACCTGAATACGGTCATCGTCTTTCAAGTAATACATAGCCTCTAGAAGCGATGCATTAAGCAACACTTGTGGTGCAAAGTTTGTCCACCAATTCGTTTGGTTTATGTCAGTAATAGGGTCTGGTAGCTGCAAAAAAGCATATTCATATGGATATGCTTGGTCAGGTGTTGGCGCTACCAGATAGTTAGAAAATCCGTAATCCGAGTAAAACTTGGGCAATGCGCGTTTTGTTGCATCAGCCGAATCAGGTGTGTAGCTACGCAAGAATTCATAGGTCCTGAGTAAGACAGGATTGCGTGTATTAAATCCTGTTCCCGAACCGACATTCATGCTGATGTTGCGACGCCAGTTAGCGGGTTTTTGGTAGACGGAAATTCCGGGTATAAATGCGCCTACAACGTATGCTTCGAGGCCTATTGTTTTACAAGCCAATGCTAGGCGTTGCTGCGCTTGATAGATGAAGTTTGGCACTTGTTCAGTTGTCGCAACATCACCCTCCCTATCGAGATAGCTTACGACTTGATTGAAGAGGCTTGTGTACGTCATTACCATTTTAGTTAATACCTATGACGCTGTATTCGTTGTTGAGAATACTTCGCTTGTCGTTACCCATACTGAATCGTTTGCGGCAACACCGGTCACTGTCAATCGCAAATTGTTTCCAGAAACAGACCATGCGCCTAGTGGGGCGTAACCCACTGTTGATGTGAAAACAATTGAAGGCAATGTTCCTGATGATGCTGTTGATGTACCATTCCAAAATGCGGCTGCTTGAGATTCTGTATAACCTGAAGCTGTTCCCGCAGTATTCATAACAGCAATCCTAATTCTTACAGAGGTTACATTTGGCGTTGCGATTGATATTGGGAAATCTAAAGTAGCCGTTCCCGCGCCTGTTGTTGAGAGTCCATTTTGTGCTTTTACCAATCCAGAACCAGTGAACCCAGACGATATTCCCTGCAATTTAACAGAACCAACTGTATGTAAAATGTTAGTTGGACTATTTGTGCCTATCCCAACTTTCGTAGGTAATGCTGAATTACCAAGAACGATCGCATTGGATACAGAAACAACTGCATTGGCTCCGATAGCACAAGCATCTGTCAGACTACTAACGCTCGCCTCAGTGTTATATCCGAAAAAAGAGCACCTAGTTAAACCAGTTATACCAACCGTATTCGCAGATAAAGAACCAAAAAATGAATTTTGGTCCCCCATAATCTCTTCCCCTCCTGCATGATAACCAAAAGCACAGTTATCGTTTTGATCTCCGTTTTCCTGAAGAGCTTGGTGTCCCAATGCACAATTACTTGAACCAGTGCTGTTATTTCGTAATGCAGAATCCCCGACTGCCGTATTTTCAATGCCTGCTACATTGCTGAATAAGGCCTCACAACCAACACCTGTTGATCCGGAAGCTTCGGTGCTTTTAAGTGCGCGTGCGCCGACCCCTGTTAATCTGGAGCCCGTAGAATTTGAATCAAGAGAATTAGTTCCTACTGCCGTATTGTCAGTTCCTGTTGTATTGTTTGTTAGGGCAGCAAATCCAATCGCAATTATTACTCCTGTTACATGGTCTAATCCGGCATTGAATCCAATCGCTACGCAGTTACTGGCGGTACTGTTTAATAAAAGCGCACCCGAGCCGATCGCTACGCAGCTAGTTCCGGTTGAATTTGTAAACAGAGCCCTCCGACCAATTGCAGTATTGTTACTTCCAGTTGTATTACCTAATGCTGCTTCATATCCAACTGCTGTTAAATTGCCACCCGTTGTATTAGTTGCTGCTGCTTGATATCCAACTGCTGTTAAACCGCCACCTGTTGTATTATTTGCTGCTGCTCGATATCCAATTGCTGTTAAATTGACGCCAGTTGTATTGGATAGCCCCGCATTGCTTCCAACCGCTGTGTTTTGTGCAGTTAAATTTGCTGTCAATGCTTTATATCCGATTGCCGTTACATCTGAAGTAATTGTATTACCTAATGCTGCTTCATATCCAACTGCTGTTAAATTGCCACCCGTTGTATTAGTTGCTGCTGCTTGATATCCAACTGCTGTTGAATTTCCACCCGTTGTATTATTTTCTGCTGCTCGGAATCCAACTGCTGTTAAATTTGCGCCCGTTGTATTATTTTCTGCTGCTTCATATCCAATTGCTGTTGAATTTCCACCTGTTGTATTATTTGCTGCTGCTTGATATCCAACTGCTGTTAAATTTGCGCCTGTTGTATTAGTCGCTGCTGCTTGATATCCAACTGCTGTTAAACCGCCACCTGTTGTATTGGATAACCCCGCATTGCTTCCAACCGCTGTGTTTGTTCCAAACAAATTTGCTGACAATGCTTTATATCCGATTGCCGTTACATCTGAAGCATTGACAAGAAATTCGGAAGATTGAGAACCCACAGCCGTGTTTCGATTCCCGAGAGCATTAATGTTTAAGCTTTTATAGCCAATAGCTGTAGTATCGTTAGAATTGCTAATTGTGCTGGATTCCGCGCCCCATGCTGTGTTGTTGTTTCCAATAACATTGGAACCCAAAGCAGTGAATCCGCCCGCAGTATTGTTTGAGCCTGTCGTATTTACATCTAAAACGCCATAACCTATTCCCGTCAAATTAGTGCCAGTTGTGTTGGCTAGCAACGCATTATCGCCAACGATGACGGAGTTTTGAGCCGTTCCAAAAACCTTAAGCGGTGAACCGACAGCCAAATTATTTGTTGTGCCAAATGTATCTTGCAAAAATGTTGGGTTTCCTGGTGAATATCCAACACCAGCACCACCGTATTCTACCCATACTCCGCCTTGTCTGAATTTAAAAGTTACTGTGGTAGTATCAAAAACCATTAAACCATTATCAGGGTTCAACAAATTCAGTTGAGCAGTCGTCATCCGAGGGATAAGAACGCCACCCGTTGTTGAGTTAATTTCAAATGCAGAACTGATTGCGCCATTGCCATTTCTAGACAGTTCTGGAATAGAATCCGGTGAACCACCAGTAGGTCTATAGGTGTCGGTTACTAAGCAACCAGAAGTAAATGTTGTTGGAGAATTTAAATTAATCATGTATTCATCCTATGCAGTTAAGTCTTGCCAAGCACCATTTGCGAACATTTCGCCTCTATTCGTTGTTGTGTTATAACGAATATAGCCATCTATACCAGCCGGTCTCTGCGCTGTTGTTCCAGATGGAACCAGAACCGCAGTTGTAAATGCAGCGAAAGAGGCATTTACGCAAACATTATCAATTTCGTTTGGTGTCGCAAGAAGAGCTACGCCACCAAAAGAAAGCGTTCCATTTATATCCAAAGCCACTGTAGACAAAGAAAGTATTGAGTTATTCCCAAAACCGTCTTGAATAACTTGCAAAACAGGCGTTAACCCACTCGTTGAAATCGTGTTCAATAAGCCCGCAAAGCTAGACTGCGGTGCTAAATTAGTTAATATCGCCATAGGTATTCCAGTTATAGGTTTGCAAAGACTGTAAAATCTGAGCTTGTGTGGGTTGCTGATACTGTGGTACACCTGCACTTGAAAAGTTAACAGGCGGCTGTGTTTGCGCTTGTAATGCCGATAATCTTTGGCTCTGAGGAGCTGCTAATGTGCCATCCTCAGTTCCACCCCAGCTTGCCCAGTTCACAACGGTTAATTGGCTCCAGGGAGTGCTTTGATTTGCCCAGTAAACAGCAGATGGCTGTTGTGTGCGTGGCCATTGAACAGGCACAGGGTCTGGCGGCAATATAGGTGGTCGTAATTGCTGATTTGGCTGGTCTACATAGGGTTTCCCTACCATAAAGCCTGTCCAAATCAAAGCATTCCCGCGCCATTCCATCTGACGAACCAAGTCAATACGCTTGAACACAAAACCCGTTTTGTCGCAGATACCAAGTGCTTGTGGAGAATCTGGATCAACAGTGACATGCTTACCTTTTGGTCTATCACTCATTGCGTCCATCCTTGCATGTAATCGCCGTAAATTCTTAGCGGTACGCGCTCTCTATCTTCCTTAGCTGCTTCTATATAAGCTTGAGCAGCCAATGCGCCCAACATCTGAGAAACATCCATCTTTCCTTCTTTTACAGAAAGCCTAAAAGACAGTTCAGATGTCAATGCGTCTAGGAAGCGTGCTGGAACTTCAGCAGTGTTTATCATTGCGCCTATGTCTTGTATTTGCCGAGTATATGTATAAAACAAGTTGTTATAGGTTCCATCTGGTGTTAGATAAATATACACAACGGGGTTGATTTGTCGGTCTACCCAATAGCTTGATGGCGCCCCAGTCTGCGTCTTGTTCGGAAATGCAATATATTCACTCCGTGAAGAACGATTGATAATTTTGTCATTGATGTTCGTATTGAAATACAGTTCAGCAATATCTAATGTAGCCCCCCCTGTCTCCAATATCCTGAAGTTACTCGCAGGAACCGGAACCGGAATAACAAACCACGTTAATTGATTCTGAGTATATGTTTGCGTGGGTATCTGTAGACAGGTTGTCCAGGTTATCCCATCGAATGAGAACTGTGCAGATAACGTATAATTATTGGTTACAAACGATGTGATGCCAAGCATGGAAATCGCAAAGTTTCCAAAACCCCAGTTGTATGAGATATTTCCGTTAGGGCCAGTTTGCAAACAATGCGTTAACGGGTTTCCATCAAATGCGTTTCCTGCCACGCCACCAGGATTAGATGCAGGAGTGCCACCTAAGTTTCTAGAAGAAGTCCTAACCGTGGCCTCAAGGATGTCAATGCCATGGTTTGGAAGCGTATACGCTGCCTGGCCGTTATTAAGAGATATCATCCCTTGCTTGACCGTGAATAAATTTAAGCCTTTGTTTATCCAAGATTGTAGGATGAAGTTAATGGAACGTAAGGCGGTATTTATTTTTTCCTGACAAACAATAGGTGCTACTATGCCAACACGCTCATAAGCTTCTGTTATAAGCTGTTCATTCTCAACTGAGCCAAAGTTATACGTGCCTGATGTTGACATTTACCCATCCACTGTTAATCCTGGTGATGAAAACTTTTTAATGTTTTTGCTAAATTAGCCCGCTTACGGGTTAAGGCATTCTTAGAATGCAATGCGCTATTTAACTTGGAAGCGGGAATTTTGTGCCCTTTAGGAACACGTAGAGAGCGATGCAATGTGCCTGGTTTTCCAATAGCACCCTGTATCCACTTTCCGTTTGAATCTCCACCTTCACGATACATGTCCATTTTTTTAGAACGGCTCATTAGTTTAATCCTTGCTGAAGAAATGATATGTGTAGACTAGAGGCCGCATCTGAAG